GAAGAAACCGTGGCATGGATGACAGTCGCCAAATACACCGGCCACTGTCCAGCTTGCAATCTCCCTATCAATATCGGTGATTGGATTGCCAAGTGGGCTGATGGTGTCATCCGGCACGACAGTTGCAAGCCATGATGGACAGGTTGGAACCATGGAAAGTGATGGTGGAAGCACCGCGCCGCCTGCCAACCATTGAAGGGTTCTCAGCAAACGGGAACGTGAAGTGGTGTACGCGCTGCTCCCTCTCTGAATCCAACGAACCGATCCCGCCAAGCAACAGTGGCAAGAAGTACGAACTAGTCATCATCGGCCCGTACTCCGAGGCGTGGTGTACAGGTGAGGTGTTACGACTGACCCGTCTCATGCAGATCAACGACGAAGCGTTGTTGTTGTCGGCCATTTACTGCCCCGTTGAAACCCCAACCAATTCGCAACGTGCTCAGTGTCAGATGCACGTTGAGACGTTCATGCGGCTAGTAGCTCAACCGCTTGTCGTGGTAGTGGGTCGTATGGCTCCGGTGAGTTTGGGGTTTGATGGTCGGGCGCATCTAGCCGGCAGGGTGGGGATATGGCATGATCCGGGTAACGAGGGGGCGGGGACGTTCTGCCTGTTCGTGGACGCGCCAGACGGTCACAACAATCACAAGGTTCTCGATCAGCTATACCCACTGCCGTTCATGTTGAACGGTGATATGTCGCTGATGAAGTTGGTGGGTGCCGGGGCATGTGCGTTTGGTGAATGTACCGAGTCAACCTTCGTGCTCGATAAGACAGGGATTCCGTGGTGTAAGAAGCATGAATGGGGTGGAGGGGTGAACGACGGACGGGTAGTCAAGAAGAAGAAGTATGGCAAACACAACCGAGGCAGCAAGAAGGGGAAGTAGGAAGTAGTGACAACAGATACAGATACAACCGCAGATGCAGAACGGGTCAAGCACCCGGCGAAGTTCAGTGAGCCGATACTCACTGGCATTCGCAGCTACCTAGACAACATCAATTTCGAGGGCATCATCTTGGACCCACAAGCCGGTCCTGGTGGGATTCACGTCCTCGCTACCGATACCCGGTTCACGGTGGGCGTGGAGTTGGAACCCGAGTGGGCGAACCAACACCCGTCCAACATCTGTGGCGATGCGCGGGATTTGCTGGCACTCGGTTTCAGCGTGGGTGAAGTTCAGGCGATCATTACGAGCTTCACGTATGGCAACCGCATGGCCGACAGTCACACTCCATCGCCAGAAGATACGTCCACTCGCCACACCTACACCCACACTCTCGGCAGGAAGTTGAGTGATGGCAACACTGGTGCGATGCAGTGGGGTGGAGCTAGGAGCCTGTATCGAGTGACGAATAAAGCCATCCTGGGTCAGTGCATGTTGGTGTTGGAAGATGGTGGACTGTTCGTGCTGAATATGTCCGACCATTACCGCAAGGGGAAGCGGCAGTATGTGACCGCCTGGTACAAGGGAACTCTGGCGAGGATGGGTATTGATTGGGGGCCGGAAGTGAGGATTGAGACTCGCCGGCAGAAGCACGGCGCGAACGGAAGTCTCCGTATGCCATATGAGTCAGTGTTGATTGGCGTGAAGAACGGAGAACGGTTCGCGGAGTGGATGGTTGGCGGCGAGTTCGTGCCGGGTGATGTGGCGGGGGGTAATGGTGCGTGATTTCGACTACGAGATAAGTGTCGCTTGGATGATAAAAGGGCAGCCATATCGACGTAAGATTATCGTGCCCTACTCACAAGGTTCTAACCCTGACTACTGGAAACTGATAGTCAGCTACGTTTTGAAGGTTCATTACAAGGCAGTCGACAACGGCTGCCGTCCGAGGCAAATGATTTGGAGAGTACGACGTGTCTAGTGGAGCAGAAACCCCCGACGATGTGGCGGCGAGAGTGTTGAGGGAACACAAAGAAAAGCAACGAGTGCGGGAAGAAGCGGAACGCGCGGAAGGGGTGTTGCCGGCGCGGTCGTTCTCGCCCGACCCCCCGTCGGTTCCGGCTGATAAGGTGCCCGAGTTGCATGGCGCGATTGAAGTTGATGGCGAGATACTGATGATCGGGATTGGTTACGCGAATCTGGCAACGGAACTGCAAGCCCTCACCAACGGGTTCGTCGTGAAGGTCGCTGCCGCGAACGGTGATCGCGACTGGCAGGCACAATTAGCAACCGAGTACCTGCTGACAGCGCGTGAGATTTGCCTGAAGATGATCGGCTGACTCATGGCCCTCCATCTGACCGCCACTGTTACCTGTGACACCTGCCCCACCCATCGCACGTTCACCGGCACTTCAATGCCGTTGATAAGCAAAGGGTTGAAGCTGGGCGGGTGGACGAATGACCGTGGACTCGACTACTGCGGCCCGTGCTCGCGTGCGCGCGCCGGCCACCCTGTCCCACCGCTCCCGTTTCCGCCTACCTGACCATCACCGCGCCCCCTCGGAGGCTGGGAGAACGCGTATACGGGGGAGGTCTGCGGCCGATCGGAGCGCCGGCATCCCCGAGCACGGCGATCGAGGACGCTTTCGGCTCCTTCCGTCCCGAGACGCGGCGCGGCCCCCGGCCAGGATGGGAACCGGGGGCCGCTGTTCGCCGGGGAAGCGAATCGTTGAAGCTGGGTGCTACTCGCCAGGCGGGTCGAATTCGTCCACGTTGTCAAACCCGAACGTGTCGCTGACCGTGGACGGTTCGGCGGGGGTGATGATGCGCGAATGACTCGCGGCGTGGCCGTTGTTCACTCCGAGCACGTCGACGCAGGTGGAGTAATACTCGGCGGATGCTGCCCCCAGGTCAGCGTCGGTGCGAGGGTCGACGCCGGTTCCCTTCGGGCGGGTGAGACGAGTGACGGTGAGGATAACTTCGTGACCCGTGGGGACGGTGCCGAACGAGTCGAGAAGTTCCTCCCCGCTACTCCGAACGAGGTCATCGATGGTGGGGTCTGACACTGGTAGCTCCTAGCTGGTGGGGTTGTTGGTGAGCGGATTGTTAGGCCGGAGTGAAGGTGGCGATGATCGCGAACAACTGACTGACAGGTGAGGCGGGGCCGACGATCGTTCCGTCGAGGTTGATTGCCACCGCGGTCTGCGTGATGGCGCCGGTTCCCGTGTCAGTTTCGGTACCCTGCACCATGGGTGGACGGGTGAGGGGCCGGAAGCCAGGGGGAAGGGTGGCGATGGTGGAAGATGAGCCAGGGACGGTGGGTGCGCCACCGCTGTTGACCCACAGCGCCAACCCCTCCACTTGCACGTCGCCGTTCGCGAGGGTGCGGTAGGCAAGGCCACGGGGGACGACGGAGGGGTTGTTGCCAAACAGGACCAGAGGATCAATCCACTTCGCGATGCCGCTGTTGGAAGTGGGGAGCATGGTTGTCCATGCGCTGTTTGTGGGGAGTTCGGTTGCGGCCGGTGGGACGACAGCGATTGCTGGCACGATTTCCGGCACCCAATCCGCGCCGTCGTATTTGAAGATGGTGACCAACTCGGGCGCGTAGTCGGAGAGGGTATGGGCTGCCCAAATGACCCCCGATTCCCAGTTGTCGACTCCACACCCTGCGCTGAACAGCATCATCTTATACTGCTCAAGATTGGTGGTAACTCCGTCGTCCAGGTCGTCCATGGTGTCGAAGTCGGTGTTGGCGCCCATGCGGGTATCTTCCACCTCAACGCCATTCAACTCCGCCCACCACTGATTGTTCACGAAGTCAACGGCACAAGTGATGCGGTCGCCTTTCACCAACAGCCGGTCGATGGAAGTCAACGTGGAGCCGGAGGGGTCGATTTCCGTGGGTGACGCCCAAGCCGCGTTGATGCGACACACGGGATCAACGCCATCCCAATCAACCCGCACTTCCACGCACGGGCCGTTGCTGCCACTTCCCACACCCCCGTACCCGAACACCCCAACCCGATGAATGGATCGGGAGAGGGCGTCGTCGTCATCGGAGGACGGGATGCGAAGATCATCCACGCAGATCGTGAAGCGATGGATGGCGGAGGTCATGGGTCCATCGCCGGCGCGGGTGGCGGTGAGCGCGATGCCTGCAACGGTGTGGATGGTGGACTCAGCGATGGCCGGGGACCGCATGACACCACTAACAATGGAGGGGGTGTTGGCGGTATACATGCCAGCGAACTCGCCGCTGAAGTCGATGAGTTTGGCATGGGTGTTGGAGCCGACGTAGGTGGGGGTGGCGATGATGCGGTCGATGGCGTCCCAGTTCGCGTCGTCAGGGTCACCGAGGGACGGTTCGCCGTCGTCGTAGGCGCGGAAGTCGACAACCGCCCGCACATCCTCAATGGTCCGCAACCACAGCCGACCCTCAGTGGGGGACGTGGGTGGGTAGGGGCGGGCGTAGACATCAGCCGCGATGCGGGCGTTGGTTTCAACGAGGATGGCTGCTTCAACCGATTCCTCATCGACGCCGTTCGCGAACCGGGAGGTGGTTCCCTGTGTGACTTTGAGGTTGAATACCCCGTCAACAATGCTGAGTTCTGCCATGATGGTGCTTTCTACTACGGGATGAACGGGGGCGGGACGATGGGCGGATCGGGGTCTTCGGGTGTCGTGTCCGTGTACTGCGCGTGGACGCGGGGCTGAAGGACCGCGATGGTGAAGTACGGGGAGTCGGAATCGAGTCGGCCCTTGATTTCAACGAACAGTTGACGGGCCGGGAGACGGGAGGTGGAGTACGGCCCGAGGTACACGGCGCGCCACTTGTCCGCGAATTCGGGCGTCTCGCACTGGGCCAACATCACGCCGTTGTTGTCGAGCGAGTCCGTCATCACGTAGGCGATGAGGTCGAGGTCGATGGCATTGCCGGCCGAGTCGAGGTACTGAATGTTGATCGCACGCCAGGCGGTGCCTTGGTAGATGTCGATGCCCGGCGTGGAAGCGAGGCGGGCGGGAAGGTTGATGTCGGTACCTGGCATGGTGTAGCTTTCCTGTTGGGCCTAGTCAGCCTGTGAGTTGAACCCTCTCCGCTGCCCCTGGTCGTTTGGCTGGGGGCAGCGTCGCGTCAGGGGGTGAGGGATTTGCAGTCCGCGAGAAACTGCCGAGGGTTCTTGACTGACAGCTTGACGGCGGCGCGGTAGTCGTCGGTGGTTTTAGCGATGCGGATTTGAGCATCATCGTTGGCGGCAATGAGGTCATCGAGGTCGGCTTTCGTTGCGACCCGGTTCAATCCTTCCAGCACGATCACGATGGCGTCCGAGTTGGCGGCAGTGACGCGGGATAAATACAGCGCCCGACAGCCTTGAAGGTCAGTGCCGTTGCGGATCGTGGTGGTGTCGTCCGCTGATTGCCATGAGATGAGGGCGATGCAGCCACAGATGAAGATGGTGGCGAGCGTGCCGGCGAGGACCGCTTTGAGTAGCCGGTCCTGGTGGTGAGGGACCACGACGGGGGTGGTCGGGTCGTCGGGTAGGGGGGTGGATTGGTGAAAGATCATTTGCCTGCCGCCACCTGTAGTGCGAACAAAGCGGTCCCTGTAGCGATGGTGATGAGTAGCGACATCATGGCCCATAGAATCTTGTTCATCCTTGAATAGATGTCTTTGAGTGCGGCGCGAGTTTCGACCATGAATTCGGCCAGTTCCTTATCGCTCCGATCCTCGTCGGCTTCCAACATCGCAATGCGAACGGAGTCCGAGAACCCGTTGCGTTCCACCGTGCGAGACATGAGGGATCAGTTGCTCCGTTGGGCGTTGAGGGCGCGGACGGCCTGCATGAACTTGGCGTTGACGAGGCTGCCTGGTTCCTTCTGCGTGATGGGCCAGCCGGCGAGGTTCTTCAACGCGACGGTTGCCGCGATGGTGCGCGGGTCCATGGTGTGTGTGACCGGCAACCCCATGAGGATTTGGTACTCCGCGATGCCGTCATTCCTGTAGCCCTTCCTGTACAACCCGCCGTCCGTCGCGCCTGCGGAGAACTGGTGCCACTGCCGGCCACGGTTCGGGTCGAACGTGGGCTGCTTCGCGGCACGGAAACCCCACGGCCGCGGGTCGTTCTTGCCAGCCTGGTTGACCGAGATGTGGCAGTGGTGGAAGTGCCCGTTGGGTCCGCTGTACGGCCCCCACTCCCATGCCTTGCGGGTCTTGGTGGCGTAGCTGCTGAACATGCGGCCACGCCAGATGACGTACTTGATGCGTGGGTCACGGGATGCTCGGAGGTATTCGGCCAGTGCCTCGGCAACGTCATCGTGCGGGTTGCGGGGGGTGTTGTTGGCGTCGTCCTGCGTAACGTCGATCGCGCACACGTCGCCGTCGTCGTCGGGGTTGTGGTCAGAGGTGCGAGCGGAATGATTGGCGTCTCCAATCGACCCGTCTGACTTGATGGAACGCGTCGGGTAGACCGCGTGGATTTCGAGCCGTAGTTGGATGAGTGAGCGTGCAAGTTGCCAGGCCATGATGTCAGGCCGGCTCGTTGGTGACGCCGTACACGCCGAGGGCCGTGGCGCTGACGGTTGCGAGCATGATCCACTCGGTTGCGGTGACCGGAGTTGAGGCGGAAGCGACGACGGCTGCCCCCCATCCGATGAGTCCCGTGACGAGGGCGGTGATGGTCTTCCGGTATGCGTTCATTGGGCAACCTCTTTCATGTCGGATTCCAGTTCGGACTTGATGCCTTCCAATGCTTCTTTCAACATCTGATCTTCGCTCGTCCACGGGTACTTCTTGTCCAAGATGACCTTCGGTTCAACGCGGAGGAAGGTTGTGAGTCGGACAAGGTTCTGCGATGTTGGGCGCTTCCTGCCAGCCAGGTATTCGGTCATGGTGCGAGGCGAGATGCCCGTCCCAATCGTCACGTCGATGGACCGCAACCCTCGCCCATACATGAGTCGTCCGAGCTTCGTATGGCGAGGGTATTGCCGGTGAGCGAAAGGGGTTGATCCCATGATGACTGTTCCTGGTTATTGAGCGGCGGGTACTTAGGTGAACCTTTAGGTGGGCCAGGGGGTTACGGAGCCGACAGCTTGTGGAATGGACCCGAAACCCCCTGAAGCCCCCGCCTGCGGATTGTACGCACCGAGCGCGCGCCGGTCACGGAGAATCTTGATTTGCTGGATATACGGCACAAGGTTGGGCCACTTCATTGCCTCCGAGTAATCGCCGGTTTGTAGCGCATCCGCGAGTACCTTGCGTTGGGCGGTCTGCCGGTTTACCTCGGCCTTCATTTGTTCAACCGGGATCGACATTTGACGCTTCATTGTCGGGATACCCAACCCGCTGACAAGTAGCCGTCGCGCCGCGTCAGGGTTCGTTCGCAACAGTGCGTTGTATTCGGAGTCCATGCCCGCGGCGCGCTGCGCGGTACCGAGTTGCGGAATGGTGGAAGCGATCAGCGATTGCACAAAGCCGGGCTTGGAGTCAGTGAGCTTGCCGGTGTCCGGGTCGTAGGTCTGGCGCGAGTTGACGCCGTAGCCGCTGATGTCCGCGCCGAGTGAGGTTGCGACCGCCTGGCCGAGAGGGTTGATGCCGGCCATGAACCCAGCAAGCGTGAACTGGTTGGCGGTGTCGGACAGGGGGTTGATTCCACGCAGCGACAGCCAGTCCTGGTGCCCGAGTTCATCGGCCTTACCGAGACTCAGGTAGTCCAGCATGGACTTCGGGATGCCTTCTTCCTTCATGTCGGTCGCGATCGAGTTCGCGATGTTCGCCATAATCGCGGTGCGAAGGGGGTGGGTGCCGGGGTAGCTAGTAACGAACCGAATCACATGCGACGTGAACGAATAGAACGGGAAGATTTGACGGAGCACGTTGCGCTCAACCGGGGTGAGTGCGTTCCAATCCTGGAAGACGCGGTTGGTGGTGTGAAGTGCTTCCACTGCCGCGGCGTCGGCGGTGAGGGCTTTGCGTCCAGTGCCCTTCTTCATTTCGTTCAGGTAGGTCATGGTGCGTGCCACGTCATCGAACGCACTGTTGAAGTCGTAGGACTTCTGAATCACCTTGGCCGCGGGGTTGGTGGTTTTGGCATCCTGTAGCTGCTTGAAGTAGCCACCCAGTCGGTTGCCAGATTCGTAGGCCGCCTGCGCGAGTTCCTGCCGGTTGAGGTTGAACGAGTATTTGAGCGAGTCGGGGAGTAGAACTTCTTCGCCGGCCTTCGCTGCCTTGACCGCCTTCCACGCCTCGGGGAACTGCAACAGTGCCTTCGGGTCTTCCAGCAACGTCATCATCGTGTTGCCGACGATGTTGTTGAGATGCCAGCGAGGGGATAGCGGCAGGACGGCAGTGCGGAAGATGCCGGTGATCGGTGCCATGGTGGACAGGATGGCGTTGGGGGTCCGGTTGTAGAACTGCTCCATGACCTTCGCCGTGGCCCGTGGAATCCAGATTTGTTCCGAGTTGGCGTCAAATGCAATTGAACTGCGGGGCGTGCCCTTGGTGAACGAGGTTGGTTCGTAGACCTGCCAATCCTTCTGGATCAGATCACGGACATGCCCGTCGAAGTCGTAGGTGACGTTCTGGCCGGCCTTGCGTCGGGCCTCGTTCGCGTACCGCTGGTAAAGCTCGGCGGCAGTCACACCGCGCAGTTCGCCAATCTCAGCGAGCACCTGTGAACTGATGCGCTGGGATGCAATCTCCACTGCTTGATGGGCCAACCCGACGGTGATGTCCTGGTTGTAGGGAGTTGGGTCGAGGATGGACCGGGCCTTGTTCTGTGACAGTTCACCGATGAAGTCACGGGTGCGTGGGAGGGCGAGTGCCCGTTCACCACCAGGCGACACGCGATGCATGAACACCGGATCGACACCGGCCGCTTTGAGGTCGCGCCAGGTCGGTTCGATGTCGGAGATGATGTCTTTGAGGACGGTGGAGTTGTACAGTTCGGGGAAGGCGGCGAAGTCCCGTTCGGCAACAACCCGCACTGCTTCGGCAGGGTTGATGCCAGCCTGGATGAGTTGCTGCTCGGCGGATTCCTTCGCTGCGTTCTGGACGGTGGTGTGCCAGCGGGCCGGTGCTTTACCCATTTCCTTAGCCAGCTTCTTTTCCAACGCGGCGGCCGTCCGCACTTCGCCACGCAACTTGATGAAGCTGTCCATACGCATGTCCGCAATAGGGGCTTCTTTGCCACCGATTACTAGTGGCCGAGACTTGAACCTGGCGATTCCCTGCGTGGCCTTCTCGATGTCGGCCATGGTAACGGTGCTGTCAAAGTTGTTGAAGTGGTCATCCATGAGGGACCACACTTCAGCGATGCGCTTCTCGGCCAACTTGTTGATTGGCGTAGGACCGTGCTTCTCGACGTGGGCAGCGATTTCCTGACGTGCCGCTTCAATCTTCGCGTACATTCCTTCCTCAACGCGGGTCGATGCTTTACCGAGACGTGTCTGAAGATTGGACAGGAACTTGCCCGTCTTTGCGTCATACACTTCGCCGCCGAACTTGCTCAACGCGCCCAAGGCGACGTTCTGTTCCTGGAACTTCTGTTGCAGTTCGATGTACCGGCTGGCGAAGGCACGGTCGGCGTCAGTGAACTTAGTGGCGTCCGCGAGTAGGTTGCGGTCCTGTTGCAGCACCTTGCCAATCTCCACGACGCGTTCCGTGGGGAGGTTGAACTTGCCTTGCTGCTGATCCACAGCGAACCCGTACGCTTCACGCACCGCCTTCTCGGATGTGTTGTTGAGCTTGGAGTTGCCCATGAGAACTTCTTGGAGTCGGTGGTCACCGATGTTGTAGATGGACGATTCCATGCGCGCCGGCCGACCCCATGTTTCCACCATGAACCGGCCAGGCTTCGTGTTGCGCGCCAGGTAGTCGGTTGCCTTGCCAACACCCATAGGAGTGAGGCGGGAGCCAGTGATGGACAGTTCGCCCTCGGGGAGCGCGGAACGAGTCAGCGTGGCGCGGACAGGGTTGATGCCCTCCGCTTCGGCCAGCGCACCAACCTTGGTTGCCGACGCGGCCTTGGACGCATACGGCAGGACGTCGAGTCCCGTCATCACGGGATGCTCTAGAATGGTGCGAATACCGTCCGGGCCTTGCGCGAGGTTGGATACCGTGAACGCGCCGGGCAGCATGCGGATTCCGGGTGCTTCAGCCAACCCGGACAGTCCGTTGCCGGTGCGCTTTGTGGCCTCATCCATTTCGGCCGCGAACCGGGGGAGGGACTGCACTTCTTTGACGATCGCACCGGGAAGATGCGGCAGGGACTTCAACACCGTGGCCGCATCGTCCACTGCCGCACCAGGCAGGTTCTTGATCGTGTGGAGGATCGAGTGATCTTCGGCCTGCGGGGTCGCCTGCCCCTTCTTCATCACGCTAACAATCGCGCCCAGCGTTTCCTTGTCGTTGAGCGGCGACTGTCCCTTCTGCACGCGGTCGTAGTCGATTTGAAGAAGCGAGGCTTTGACGTCCTGCGGAAGTTGCTGCACCGACGGCCCGAGCCGCTTGTACTTCGCTACGAACTGACCCTGCGCGTTGGGCAGGTTCGGAATGATGGCAGACGTATCGAGGCCAGTGGTGTCGGGCGCTGGGGCTGGCTCAGGTTCGCCGGCCACATTCGCGTTGATGCGAGCCTGTAGCTCGTCGGGCAGGTTCGGCGCGATCGGGGAGAACGGGTTGATCGGCGCGACCTGCGACCCGAACCGCGTGGTCGTCTGGTCAGCAAATGGGTTGGTGGCGGGTGTAGGGAACCCGAGGTCCGGTTCCAGCGCCATTGGTTACTGCCCGCCACCCATTAGACCGTTCACCATTTCGGTGAAGTCGGCGGTGGAAGTCGCACCCGATGACTGCTGGTTGGCCTGCCCCTGCATCCACTGTTGGATTTGGTACTGCATCTTCAAGTTGTCGTACTGGGCCTGAAGTTGCTGGTTCTGCTTGGCGAGTTGCGCCTGTCCTTCAAACGCTTGGATGGCCGGCATGACCTGTGCCTGCGCCGCATAGGCCGCGGAGATATTGGGATCGAGGTGACCGCCAGATGATGCAGCGAACTGTGCGTCCTGCCCCTGCACAAACTGGCCGATCATCGACTGCATCGCGATCTGCTGCTCAGGGGTGTAGATGCCGTATTCCGCGAATGGGGAGTTGACCGCGGAGGAAACGATCTGCCCGCCGTTCATGGGATTGGACCCGAACTGATCTTTGGCCGTCTCGGACCCCGTGTATCCCGACAACGCTGCGGGGTCGTTGTTGGCGCGATGAACGCTGCGGTCCTGCGACTTGATGATGTCAGTACCAATCGCTTGATACACTTGATTGATGATTGCCCGGCCATCCTCGGACTGCATGTCCTTACCGGACAGTCCAGCTTCCTTCGCCAAGGCCGCGACCTGACCCTCAGCCATCTTGATACGGTCAGCGATCTGCGAATCATCAAGTCCGTAGAACCGTGCGATCTTACCAAGGCGATCTTGGTTGAACGCGCCGATGGAGGCATTGTCGGCGGGGGGTGCCTCGGCATAGATTTCCCCGATACTGTTGTAACGCTTGGAAGTCGTGCCAGCCTGACCGGCCTGCTTTGACTTGGATTCCTCAGTCAGCCAGTGCGTGAGAGGGTCAAAGTTCGCCATGGCCTTCTGGATGCCGTTCGGACCACCCGTAGCGGTAGCGGTACCCGTCAACCCATCCAACGACATAGCTGCCGCCGGACCAGTGGGAGCCGGCGCGGGCGCGGCGTTCGGTGCCTTGGCTGCGATAGACGCCGGGCTGATCTGCGGCATGACGGGAGCGGTGCGGGGCGAAGGAGGCCCAACGCCGACAGAGGGTGGAGTGGTAGTGGTCGGCGGCATGACAGTCGCACTCCCCCCACCCCACGGCGTCGTAGTTGACGGACCGCCACCGGGGAACAGTTCACCGACCTGCTGTGCGAGTTGAGCGTTGGGCATGCCGGATGAACCAAGTTGCGGGGCCAGCCGCGCGAGTCGCTTGATGAAGTTCTGCGTTGAGGGGGGCATTACCCGAGTCCTGCCTGTTGGAGAATCTGCATGACGATGGCGCTGTTCGCGGACTGCGCGTTGTTGAGAAGGTCAGCGAGTTGGCCGGCCGACATCTGATTGTCGAGATGGAGCGCGGAGAGCGCCTGCTGAAGTTTGCTGATGAGTTGCTGCCGGTTGATGCCGTACTTCGCGGCCGTTACGTCCAACCCTTGTAGCCGACTCTCGAGCCGCGCCACCTGTTCGTCGTGGGTGAGGCCGGCGTCTTGGAGGTCGAAGTTCAGGTTGTTGCGCTTGTTGGCGATGTCGCTGGTGGCCTGCATGTAGTCGACGGTGTTGGAGTCGTGTGCGATACCGGCCTTGTCGTACTGAACCCCGGCTAGTTGGTACTGCAATCCGTCGTGCTTGTACGCGATCCCCGCTTCGTCGTACACCAACCCTGCTTCTTTGTAATCAACCCCTTGTTGCTGGCGGTTGATGAGTTCCTGCTGTTTCGTTTCTGCGAGGTCGGCAGTCTTGAACCCGAGGGCCGCGGCGATGTCGTCACGGGCCATGCGATGTCCAACACCAGTAAACGCACCGGCCTGGGAGGCATCGGACCCTGCATTGCGATCCCCTTCATACGCTCCACGGCGGGCGATCTGAACCTGGTTGGCAATCTGCGCGAGAACAGATTCGTGGGTTTGACCTTGAAGTCCGTAGCGTTCTCCTGCCAGTCCATATCGCTTTCCAGCGATGCCGTACGTCTCGCCGTCCAACCCGTACTGCTGCCCGGCGATGTCGTAAATCTGCCCGTCAGCCGCGTAGGACCGATCGTTGAGTTGCTGCCGCATGTCAGCGAACTGCTGGTTGCCAGCCTGGTATGCGTCATTCACCCCGTACCGCGCAACGTCATTCGCGTACAGGTCGTCGTAGTAGCCTTGCTGCCGTCGAAGGTCAGCACGGTCGATGCCCAGTTGTGCGTAATCCTGGTCGAGAAGCTGATTCGCGTACCCATAATCCGACTGAGCGTTCTGCGCGTTGAGGGCGTTCTGCGCGACGGAGTAGCCGTACTGCCGTCGCCCCGAGTCAACCTGCCCCTGAACCTGGGCGAAGTCAGGTGCGTGGAACTGTGTGTACAGGTTGATGCCGTTGGCGTAGTCGTCAACCGGGTTCGACCCGGCACCAGTCGGGTACACGCGGTTGTTCTGCGCGCCGGAAGCCTGGTTGCCAATCGCGGACCATGGCCCACCCTTGGGGATCATTCGTGGACTGAACGGCATCAGTATTCATCCCCCATTGCGTAGAGCCAGAATTCTTCACCATCTGATCCGACAATCTCGCCAGACTGGTCGGTGTGGCGGCGGGTGAGGTCATGCATCGCGCCAAGCAGTTCGGTGTAAAGCTGATGTGCTTCCTGCCACCGTGGATCGCGGTCAGCGCGGAGGGCGAGGTATTCGGCGTGACTGATGACGCACTGTTCCCAGCCGGCCGGAATGTCCAGCACGGTTGAGTCGAGTGATGCTTCGTACACCACTTCGTCGTCGTCTTCAGGATCGACGTAGGTGGGGAGACGGTAGTAATGGACGTACAGGTTGCCGGCGAACCCAGCCATCGGATACAGCTTCAGCTTCACCGCGCCAGGCGTCCCCCACAGCGCGAACATCGCCGGCATGCCAGTGGAGTTGGTGGTCCACTGCACAGCCTGGTTGTTGTGGAAGTCACGGTATTCGAGATTCACGGAGTGGTCAGACCCGGTGGCTTTGAAGTCGGCGCGGTGAACACGGATGCAGTTGGCCGGCATGGTTGCTTCACCAGCGTTGGCCGCTATCGCGATGGTCGCCGTGGCTTGCAACACTTCCAGCTTCGCGATGTCGGAGCATCCGAGGTTGATGTAGCGGTCGAGGTCGTTGTCCTGCCAGCGGCGGGCTGTGCGCTCGCCTAGAGCTACGCGGAGGTCACGGCGCACGGAGGCGAGGGTGGGGGCCATGGGGGAATCCTACGACGACTGAGGGGGGCAGGGGGAGGGGGTGATGAGGGGTACTGGCCGGCGCGGCAGGCAGGCAGCCTTACGGTCACAGTTCATACGTCGGCCAATCACTTTCTTCAACTATCGTCGCCTCGTTGAACCGCTCATCCGACATGCGGTAGCCAGAGATTTTGATAGTCCAATTGGCTTCATTGACGGTCGTGTCCCTGAGGCCGTTTTCAAGTGGATCGGCAGGCGTACCCGGTGTGTCGAGGGTCCAGTATCTAGCATGGACATCGAACAGCGTGTCTGAACCTTCGGCGCGCATGAGGGCAAAAGTGGAGGCTGGCGCACTGAGGCCGACAAACGCATCGCTCGCATCCGTCCCCACCCAATCCGGGTAATCCCACCCGATATCGTTGTCGCCGTTCCAGAACCCTTGCACCGCGCCCACTGACCGACTGTCGGTGATGCCACCAGCGGACAATGCAATCTGCGCGCCAGTCAACTTGGCCGGTATCGGGTGCAAATCAATCGTGGCGCAACCAATCACCAGCCAAATGCCTGCCGTGATGTCGTAGTCGAAATCCGCAAGCAGTTCTTCCACGTTGAACGTATGCCCCCCTGAACCTTCAGCCTCAATGATCCACCCATCTACCACGTCCAGAAACCCGGTGCCGACCGTGGGCACGGGCAGATTGTTGACGACGCGCTGAATGGCCGCGAAGTTGGCCGAAATGTCAGCCATGTGTTGTTCAGGCTTGGACTTCGGATCGAAGTGAACGCGCGGCAGATTGAGCGCGTTGGGGGTGGAACCAATCATGGGCACGGTTCGCATCCCACGGTCCCCGAGTCTTACGGGGTATTCTTTGAACGGTCCGCGGGCCATCAGATATCCACGATCGACTGTGCCTGACGGAACCCGAGACTGACCCGATGCACGACAGGTGCAGGGGTGTCGTCATCGCCGCCGCGTGATTCGATCAACACTTCAATATCCGTGGTGCCGGCGAGGTCGATGGAAGTCTGCTGAATCGACACACGGTCGGAAGTCAGGTCAATGTGGATGGGTTCGATGGTGGCCTCATCCTGGCCGAACAGCGTGACCGTGACTCGCCCAATACCACTCGCCGCGATGACTAGCTGCCGGAAGTCGAGGTAGCGGTTGCGGGTTTGGGTGATGGGCTGCGAACGCCAGGAGTAGAAGGACGAGGCAGTGTTGAGGTCGAATCGCCGGTACAACAAGCAGCGGTTGACTTCATTGGATTCCACGTCAGAGTCGGTTTCGGTGGGGAAGGTGAGGTCTGAGCCGTCAAGGTGGGACGCTGGGAACGCCCACAGGTTGCCGTCTGAATCCACTTCATTGAACGCGAACGACACACCCGTATCGTAGGACTGTTCAACGGTCGGCCAGTACCTAAACCAGCCACCAGTTCGCAGGTCCATGACCCAGTTGTTCGGGGCGTACAGGTACGGGAAGCGGTAGCCAAACGACCCGACAAGTTGCCCCTTCTGGCGGCCGGGGGCGCGGGGATCAGTGGGTGAAACAGTGGGGTCATCGGGCACCCAAAACAGCGGGTCGATGTGGGGGGCAAGGTTGGTTGCCGTGTTGCCGCCAGACCACATCCACACGCCCGATGTTGAACCGTAAGCGAATCCCTGCTCCGTGACTGCACCGCGGTTCGTGATGCCACCAACTGACGGGACGCCGGGAAGGCGCGTGACGTTCGGGCGGTCAAGGTCGCCGGTGAGTTGCACCCCGCCACCCACATTCTTGATGAGTAGGAGGGTGTTGGCGTCCACGGAGTTGTACACGCCGATGCCTGTGACGTGTTCCTCGACGGGACTAAACGCTGCCACCAGTCCATCCACATATTCAGCGAACGGGTTCTGTTCGGTGTCTGGTCCTTCAAACTGGCCGTACAGCGCGGCGTCAGGGATGAGCGGCGGTGATGCGTAGACGGGAATGTTGGGGGGCTGCACTGCGAACACGTTGTTGTTCGGCCACCAGATCAGAATGTCGTTGGTGCCTTGCAGTCCGTTGCCGCCAACCGCTGCCGAGATGCCACGGGTCGCGTAGTCAGCGGACTCGCGGGTAATCGCGCATAGTCGGCCTTGGTGCCCGAACACCATGCCGGCGAACGTGGTGCCGTACAGGTCGGGGAGCTTTTCGAGGGGGAGGGCGGGGACGGGATGGTCGCCGGGGTGATACACCCCTTCTTCGTCCGGTTCCTCGAGAATGCCGACACCGGGCGTGGCCCATTGCCCGCCCATGTCGATCCCGTTGGCGGGGGCGATGACCGGGTAGTACAGCATCGCGCCCATCGAGGCGATGGTGATGGGGACGCCCGTGTTGTAGATGGCGTTGTCACGGGATGACCGGGTGGACATCAGACTTCCCCAGCCGTACCCCCAACGTGTCGGGTGAGCCAGGAACGTCGCGTCAGTGTCGGCAATCAGTTCGTCGTCAATGGCCGCGAGGAAGGACTCAGTAGCAGAGATGTTGAGGTGATCGAATCCGGGGTAGCCGTCGCCCTCTTGGTACACAGAACGGTTGGACCAGCGCCACCGAACATCAGGGTTACCTTCCGCGTCAACCATCCACCACTGCCGGATGAGGTGAATGTTGACGGGCGGGTTGGTGTGGGAGATTGGTTCAGACAGCGGCGGCGAATACTGCACCGGCGAGTTCAACCGCACGTCCAGCACCGCGATGCGCCCGTTGTATTCGTCGGGGTAATCGACCCCCACCGGCCACGTCCATTCCGAATCGGGCGGAAGGAACGGTGCGTCGAAATGCGCGTGGGCCGAGGCGATGGCTTTGGGGAGCGGGGCTAGTCCACCCGTCTTCAACCCGTAGCAACCATAGGTCTGTTCGGCCCGTGCGTACCCGTCCTGCCCCGGTTCGTCCGCGGTCTGCGAATGGTACTCAGTGGAGATGCCCTTGGTGAAGTCAGCGAGGTCGATGTATTCAAGATCGTCGCGTGCTGCCATGGGGCTGCCTTCAGGTGTAAGTGGCTGGAATGGGTGCGAGAGGCTTTGCGGGGACTGGCGGGAGAACGTCGGCGTTGATTGCCAATGTCAGGAAGTCGCGTAGGTCTTCGTTGATCTTGACTTCGGCCGACAGCTTCAACACTTCAGAGTGCAAGTGAGCGGCAGTCACATCGGCGTACTGCTTGCGGGCGGTAGCTGATGGTTCATTCGAGTTGCCGAGAGCGTCGATACGGGCCTCATGTTCAGCCACCAACAACTGAACAAGCTCTGCCCGTTGCTGCATGAGGGATTCAGTGCAGACGGACAGAGCTTGCCAGAGAGGCGACATGGGTTACTTGTTGCGTCGGGCGGCGATTTCAGCCTTCAGTGCCTCAGCGGATGACGGGGTGCTGGACGGTGCGCCACCGGGCACGGGCGGGTTCGTATCGCCATCCGTTGCCAGGTCATCGGAGGTATCAACGACGGGCTGGTCGATGGTTGCCGGCGAGTCGGCCGCGGGCTGCGAGTTCAGCGACACGTCACCCCCACCAGTGAGCGAATTCAGCCGTTCGATGGCTGCGGCAAGCTGCTGCTCCAAGTGGCTGACACGCTGCTTGGTGCCCATGTCTTCCTCGGCGCCGCCGTCGAACACGTTGACCGGGGCAGCGGAAGGATCGACACCCAACATCTGTACCTCAGTGCCGTCCGACAGGAGGAAGATGGAGATGTCGGGGAGGGTGTCCGCGAGAACAGTCCCATCGTCCATCACACCCCAGCGCGCCCGGAGCCGTTCATACTCCTTCGTGCGGGCCTTGTCGGACTCGGAGTTCCACAGCCGAGGATCACCGAACCACAGTGCAGCGGCATCCCACGGCACGATGAGTTCCGAGGATGCCTTGATTGTGTAAGTGATGCCGTCGTATCCGGCCTTGAAGTCGGTGGAGCCGTTGTTGACTGCACGGACGGACTGGTTGGACATTGGATACTCCTAGATGAGCGGTAGATGGGGTGAGCGGAGAACTGGTGAGCGGTAGATGGTTCGCGGCGAGCGGCAGCGGGAGTTGAACTTGACTAGCTATGGATCAAGTATCGACGTAGCCGCCGACTTCACGCTGGACCCAAATGGTGACCACTCCACCGGAAGCGGCGGCGATGGCCCAGCCGATGACTTCACCGACGGCCGGGGCAGCCTTGGCGAGCACGTTGCCGGCAGTGGTGGTGTCAGCGATGACGGGAGAACCGGCAGCGATGGAACCAGTGGCGGGCACCGAGTCAACGATGCCGCGGGTAACGACCTTGCCGACGCGACCCGACTTGATGGCATCGACCGTGACGCCGAGGGTGGTGCCCGCGGCAGCCGCCCCCGTAGTGGCCTTGGTCACCTTGCATGCCGTGGTGATGGTGACGACGGTTCGGGCCGGAATGTCGGCCGTAGCGACGAGTTCCATGACTTCTGGCTGGAACTTCTCAACAAGGTCGGTGGTGCCGAAAGCACCCTGCGGGTTGGAGATGAGTCCGTTGTTCATGTTGCTCCTTTAGAAGCGAGAGGGTGGGGAGTTGGTTGGGATGGTGAAGACAGCCGGTCAGCTATCAGACGCCATCGAGGTCGGTGGCCTTGGCCTGCAATGCCACGTTGCTGCAAATCAGTTCGCCGGCCCACTTCAGGCTGGACACCATGGCGTCCTGGTTCGGCGGAACCTGGAAGTCATCGAGCCGGAAGTCCGCGTGGGGCGAGACGGCCAGGTCGAGGTATTCCTCGTTGAGCATGAACAACTGCGAGTTGGTGGTCGAGTCCCCGTCAGGAACGTGACTATCAACGACCCACGGCACGTTGTTGAACAACGCGTTGGTGAAGCCGGCACTGGCAAGCTGCTCGTCGTGACCACCGGCCATGACCTGAAACTCCTGCTTGGACTGAACCAGACCCCAATAGCGGTTGTACTGGTCGCGGCGGGAGATGATGATGGACGGCGACTTGCTGCCCACCGTTGCACGGCCCATGAGCGTGTTGAGGAACGCGAGGCTCATGGTGTCGGTGGTGAAGTCACACACCGACTGCCACCAAGTGTTGCCGGAACGTGCGATGCCGCCGTAGGTCGCAGCAACAGTGCCGTCATCAACGATGGCCTGAAGCCCGGTGATCTGCTTCGGGTTGGTGCCGGCAGACCAGATGCCGTCGGCAAGGTGCTCGGCCATCTCCATGTCAGCCTGCTTGAAGCCGACAGTGATGAGGTTGGCGATCGAGTCCGGGGAGTCGGTCTTGATGATGGTGAGGCCGTCGATGGCGACCGGAACAACAAGCTGCTTCCAGTCGTGTGCGGCGTTCTTGACGGTATCCGCGGGCGAGACGCTGTACACGTCGTAGCCGCGGTAGACCCCACCAACGCCGGTCCGCTTGTACATCAGCGGAACCTCGATCTGGTTCCCACCCTGAATGACACGCTTGTTGCCACGCAGAAGTCGGAAGGTGAGGGGGTTGTCGCCGTAGATTACGTCCTGAATGTCAGGCATGATGTGACGACGGGACAGAGCGGTGATGGTGTCAACACCGATCGGAGTAGCCATGATGATTGCTCCCTGTAGGGGTGAGTGGGTTTGATGGTGTTGAGCGGACTTGACCTAGCTGAATTGCTGGTTGCTAGGAGAACTTGGAGACTGTTAGGGGGTGACAATCGCGGCGGCGATGTCAGACGTGAGTGCAGCACGACGCTGCTCAGGGGGAAGAGAAGTCGGGGATGGCTGGACGGTCGGCCCTACCGCCCCGCGGCTACCGGACAGTGCGGCGGCGGCTTCACGTCGCGCTGCGATGTCAGCCGAGGTTTCGGCGTGAGTCTGGATGGCTGCCTGCTGCACACGGTCGCGGTACGCGGGATCACTCCACATGGCGGTCGTGAGCGCGTCGTTCATCGCTGCCCGCATGTCGCCGTTGTGTTCACGAAGCAACCCGACGATGGAGTTCATGCTGGCGGCGCGGGTGGCGAGGTAGTGAAGATCAACGTCGGTGAAGTCGGGGTGATCGGCGGCGAACTGGTCACGGCCAGCTTGGATGGCAGCGTTCTGCTGGACCTCGCGTTCACGGGCCTGTGCGACAAGCTGTTCCTGCTGGAACGCGTTGTTGGCCGCGATCTGCTGCTGCAAGGCGAGGGTCTGCTGATGCTGGGCGGCGAGGAACGTGTCGAGTCCGGGCACCAGTTCAGCCAGCGCGCCGAGGTCGGGGGGCGCGAGAGGTGCGGGGATGGGCTGACCAGGCTGGCCGGGAGTCGCCTGTGGGTAAGGCTGTGCGGTCTGTGGGTAACCGGGCTGCGGTGCCACAGGTGCCGGATAGGGCTGGGCCACGGGCTGCGGGTACGGCTGCGGGATCGCGCCGGGCTGCGTCGGGTAGATGGGTGCGCCAGGCTGGCCGGCTGCCGGGGGGTAGTAGCCGGGCTGCTGATAGGGAGAAAGCACCGGGGCCGGCGTCGTGTAGACCGGCCCCGGTGTTCCGCTGCCGCTCGCGGCGGTTGGGTTGGCAAGGGCGCGTTCAACGGCAGCCACCTGCACGGGATCGAGAGACTGCATCCACTGGATGACCGACGCTGCTTCAGCGCGATCGACAACCAGTCCGTCACCGAGGTCAATGAGGTTGGCAGTCGGGTCAGGGGTGGGGGTGGCGTCGGGATCGGCCAGTGCCTCGGCGGCGATCTGTTCCGGGGTCGCGTCGGGAATCCCACCCTCAACCGGAATGCCATCAACGGGCTGCACTGGTGGCAGCGGCGCATCAACGGTCGGCTCAGTGGGAGCTGGTTCATCAACCTCCACTGGCTGCTCGGCAACCTCGGGTGTAACACCATTCGCGGCGAACACCGCGCTGATCTGCGCCTCCAAGTCATCGGGGTCGATGAGTGGAGCACCGTTCAATGGAGCGGTTTCGGGAGGGGTAATAGACATGAGCGGATGCCTTACTGTTGGAGCATGCGGCGAACTTCATCGCCGGGGATGCCTGGACGTTGGGCCATGCCGGCTGGCGGACCCATTGGTGAACCGGGAGGGGGGCCGGGAGGGCCAGGAGGACCACCCATACCCGGACCCCCCATACCACCACCCATGCCGGGAGGCGGGCCACCCATCGGGAGGTTGGACTGACCGGAGGCGGATGCCTGGTCGTCGGGGGCACGAAGTTTCTGGATGATCTTCGTTTCGATGTCGATGATGAACGGCAGATCGGCGTCGGGCATGACCTTCATGTCCGCGAAGTTGCGGAGTTCCTTCTGCAATGCTTCACCGAAGGTGTTGGTTTGGCGAGTGCCGACCATGAGGAATCCGTTCCGAATCGAGGGTGGGTGGTAGCTAGTGCGGGGTGCTGCTACTACCGGATGGTCAGGTCGCGGCTGGTCTGGCTGCCCTTGACCTTGGCGGTGTCGTTGGTGCCGAACCGCGAACCGGCCGTGTGGCCGACCTTCTTGATGTCGCCCTTGCCCGAGGTCTTGATGGGGTTGGTTGCCATAGTGTCGTGCTCCTGTGATGGGAGAGAAAGGGGAGTTGTTGTGGTGGATGGTATTTGGAGATGGGGGACGCGACAAGGGGCCGAGATACAAACCAATCGGAATGGTTTGCACCTGGCCCCTTGCGCGGTATCCAGATTTAGAACGTCAGGTGTGGACTGACGGTTGGTGGTGGTTGGTCAGTCAGCACCCCCTTCTTCGCCGGCCTCGAGAAACTGCCGCTCGGCAGGGGTGATGTTGGCGCAGACTTCGATGTCGCCATGGGACCGAACGTCCGTGTACGGCATGGGATGGTCGTAGTTGTCGGCAAACGGGTCGTGGGAATTCACAGGTCCACGGGGGTCATTCATGGTTGCTCCTTATCGCCGCGCTGCTGCGCGTTGGGTGGGTGGTTCGCCGGCAGTTCCGGCCGCGGCCTTTGCTGCTTTGACTCTGGCTGCGACGTTCTGCCAGTTGGGGAACGAATGGGTTTCCAACAGTGCTTCCTCGTCAATGGCCCCGAGTGCGTACAACGCGTCGGCTTCCCCGATTCGCTGACCACGGGACATCGACGTTGCTTCACCGGCGTCGATGAGCAACTGGTACCGCATCGGCACCCGCCCCTTGTCACTCGGAAGGTAGAAGTGCTGACTGCGGAGATGCAGTGCAGTCTTCTCACCGCTTGGCCCCATGAACGTCACCATGCGAGGTGCGTCATAGAACTCCACGATCATCGAGGCCATCTTCTCGCCACCGGAACCGATACACCGCGACAGGTTACGAATGTTCTTACGGAGGCGGACGAACGCAGCCTCCTGCACACTGTCGATCACACCCTGCGCGTTGCGGCCAGTGGGACTTGCACCACGGACAACAGCACTCAGTCCCGAAATGCGTTCCATTTCACCCGTGTAGAACCGGATCAAGTCCATTGCCATGCCGGGTGCGATGGTCGGCGGGGTCATCCATTCCACGTTGCCGCCGCTGTTGGTGGGGATGCGCGCACCGGGCTTGTTGGTGAGCAAGGTTCGACTCACCCCTGCCCGCACGTCTTCCTTCAGCACCGGGTTGCCCATGAGCCAGATGTTGTGTTCGATGGCGGCAAGCAGGTAGTTGATGGATCGTTGGAGTGGAATGAGGGTTTCAACAAGACTCGGGCCGTAGAATTCGCCAGTCTCGGTGGTGGTGTAGCGGTCATACGGGTGCTGACCATGACTCCACAATTCCTGCCCCATCTTGTCCATGAGGACCTTGTTGCCCGCAACAACCACGCATCGCCAGCCGTCGTAGGTCCGTTCACCGTCATCACTGGTGACAGGGGTTCGCAACCATGCCTCAAACACCGTCACGCCGGGATCATCAGTCACGTCAGGTGTATTACCTGTCCCCCCTGGTGGGCCGTAGTTCGGGATGGTTGCGGGTGCGAGTGCGCCGGGGTTCGACATGGCCTTGCCCGCGGCACCGGCCATCGCAACGTCATACTTGCTAATCGCGTTGTCGGTCTGTTCGTTCCAGCCGTACCCACCGATGCGCTTCGTGGCACCAGGGAACCGGCGCTCCAATTCCTGCATGGAGATGGTACGCGCTTCGATGAAGTAGTTGGATGACTCCATGTCGGATGCTTCAGGATCGACGTAGAGCGTGTACGGGTCAATGGAAGTCACACGGGCATTGCCAAACCCTGAACTTGCACTCCCATCCCACACCGTCTTCGTGAACCCGATGCCGTACAGGAAGCCGTTCCATGCCAGCTTCTCCATTTCCGCGTCCGTCTTATCGACCTGCCAGCTTGCGCGGATCGTGTACTTCAGATCGTTCGCCAACTGAGACACCATCGCATACCACGGGTTGCCGGGCTGCAATGCCGGGGTGCAGTCGAACGTCGGCTGCTGGTCGGTCGTCCAACCGACCAGTGTGTCCACGGTGGCGAAGATTTCACTCACCGATGGTACCGGCAGGTGTGATGCGCGCTGCTGGGACCATTGCCGCTTGAAAGTTGCCTTGTAGTTCAAGTCCCACTGGCGCGTGATGTCGCGCCGCTTGTGCCGTGCCCGCTGAAACATGGTTCGCACGGCGTTGGTAAGTTGGGCCTCAACTTCGGGGGACAGGTTGGGAAGGCGGTGGAGTGGCGGTGGGGTCGCGTCGGACACCTTCGCACCGGGGTCGAGGGGCGTGGAGATGCCGGCCCCCGACGCCCCACTCGCCCCGTCCGCGTTGAGGGCGGCGTCGGCCCCTACCCCTGCACCTACGCCTTCCATGGCCCCTGGCCGCGTATACGGGCGCTTGATGGGCATTGCGGCGGCGTCAGGGGGTAGCTGGAAGGTGGCTGCCATGGTGCTCAGTCTGGATAGGCGACGACGGGTCTGCCGCTATCGTGCCGTTGCCGGTTGTCGCTGTCCACAGATTCGGTCGCATGCACCCCGAGCGCGTCGGTATCACGCATGTCGATCGGCTTGAAGTCATGCGGGATGCCGGTACGCGCGGTGGCCTGTTCGGACGCGATGTGGAGTTGTTCGGTCAGGTCGCGCTTGCCGTGAACGTAGCCACCAACGGTCGGGTTGAAGTGGCCGATCATCGGCATTTGGATCAACGGCACGTCATAGACCCTGCCCATGTTGAACGATTCGCATGACGGGCACTCACCCAACCCGCCTGTGCGGTTGTAGTTGGCGATGGTGGTGGTGAGCATGGACGGCGCGCCACAGTCACGGCAACGATACTGATATTGGGGCATGGGTTAGTCCTGTTCGTTTGTTCCGGGGTGCCAGTCGGCCCACGGTGGAGGTGGCTCGGATGGGGGGTCGTCTGTCGCGACGGGTAGTTGACGGTTGATGGCTTCCATTTCCACTACCGCGTGAGGGGCAGTGGGTACGCCAGGGAAGTTGGTGGCGGAAGGGTTATCGGGCGGGTTCAACCCATACGCCGGCAGTGGTGCCTCATGCTGCAGGATGGTGACCAGTTGCGCGGTTGCCATCACCGTGTCATCGAACCCCTTGATACTGTCGATGGGGCCGTACCCGCCGCCTTCCAGCGTGACGTAATTAGTCAACTCATGGAACAGCACCTTGGAGTGGATCTTCACACTCCCGTCAACAATGAACCGTTGCAGCCAGCCGATCATTTCGTGCTTGGTTTGCAACGTCGTGGACCAGCCGTACTTGTGTGTGGGTGCCTGGTAGTCGTCGGCCTTGTCACGCATGAACAGGTTCGGGTAGTTCTTTGCCATGAGTGCGCCGATGGTCGCGTAACCCGGTCCCTCAATCTCCGTACTAACTAATCCCCTGTTGAAGTACACACCCAACTTGAACAGTTCATCAGCAAAAGTCACCGGGTCAATCCTGCCTCGCCATTCCGCGACCTGTTCCATGGAGCGACGGTTGAACACTTCAATGCACGCGAAGTCGCCTTCAGTAGTTCTAGTGGGGTCACCGACAATCGCGTACCGGCCGAGGTCGATGTTCGGGGAAGGCTTCTTGAACAAGGTTAGTGGGCCGTCGTCACGTTCAATGAACTCCACGCCGCGGGAAGTCTCTAGCAACTGGCCTTTCTTGCCGTTGATCGGTTCATACACTTCCAACAGCTTCGGTTTCGCGAACACGTTCCGACCACTAGCAATGAACGCTTCCTCAGGGGTGGCCGGGTATTCCTGCATGAACTTCAGTATGTCGTTCTCGCACTTGTTACGAATCGCGTACCGCCTCCATGCGAGTCGGTCGTCAGACAGTCCAATCTTCCGCAGCACCTTTTCTTCCGAATCCAAGTCGGTTAGCTGCTGATACGGCAATCCAATGTAACTGGCGAGGTATTCGTAGTGCTTGTGCCACGGGAAGAACATCGGCGCGTATTCAGTATCGCCTGCGACTGCTGCTTCCCATTGCTGATGGAAGTAATTGCCCATGCCGTTCGCAGTGGATTCGAGGACCTTGATGGTGCCGGGTGTGTCAGGGACGGCCTGGTGCAATCCGAGCATGGCGTTCGGCCAGAACCCAACCTCCGAGCCATGAAGCGCGTGGACGGTTGCTGATCGGCCGGCTTCCTCGTTACCCGCCGTCGCCAGCACGAATTCGGATTCAGTTTCGTTCCAGGCAAGATGATTCCTGCCAACGTACTTCGTACTATAGAGCCTATTGAATGGGTCGGTGTTCCAGTACCGCGTCACCATCTTCAGCATGTTTTGGGACGCGGCGACTTCATGTGCGACGGCTATGGCCTTGTAGTTGTCGTACAGGAAACAGAAGCGGTAGATGAGGGCGGCGGTGATGGTGCTGATACCCAACTGCCGGGCTTTGAGGGTGATGAGTCGGATGCGGCCAGTGGTGTGTAGCTGCTGTGATGCCACATCGAGGTATTCGCGCTGCGCCCAATTGGGTTGCAGCTTCACTATCTCATTCGCTTTGGTAACGATGGTCAACGATGATACTTCACGATTCAGGTCAACCATTACTCACCGTCGGTTTCTAGTTCTTCGCTGTCGCCGTCGATGGTTGGCATACGACCACTCCCACCAATCGTGCCGCGCATTTCGACTTGCATGGCGCGCACCAGTTCCCGTATCTCCGCGAGTTCATCAACCTGCTGTTGCTCACCAATGACTTTTATCAGTCCTGGCAGCACCGACTTCGCGACCATGATCTTGTCGTGGGGTGTACCGGACCGCATGATCCGTTCCAGTTGGGTGAGTGTGTCGTCAGACAGGCGCGACACACGCGCACGCAGTCGGGCAAAGTCGTCGCCGGCTGTGAGGTTTTCGAGGAAGTCATTATCAGTCATCAGTCCCCATCCTCATCTTCCTCATCGAACGTCACTACCGTCGCACTAATGTCCAGCATCATGCCGGGGTAATCGGTGATCCTCATGGCGCGGACCTTCTCGGCCATAGGTGCGGCGAGTTTGATGTTGAGTTCACCGTCGCGACTATTCCAGGTGAAGTCTTTGACGTACGCGAGGAAGTTGATGGGTTCATCAACTGGTTGTACTCGTGTGGGTGTTGAGGCGCGTACTCGACGCGAATGGGCGGGTGGTGGACGAACTGGCCGGCGCGTTGAAGCGGGTGACCACACCTGAGCCAGTGGTGGACTACGGGCCAGACGGCGTACCACACGTCCTCTACCCTGACCCCGCCCACAGCGACTTCACCGT